TCACTCGCGCTGTAGAGGGGGTCAACGTCGGATGGGTAGAGCAGATAGAAGAGGTTTGGCTGGTCCAGCTCTGCCCAGGTTTTCTCGAAGTCAAAGGGGATAATAACCATCTCATCTTCCCCGATGCCTTCCCGAATTCGTGCGTCCCCGCGCGTGACGATCTGCTCGAAGAACTTCGTCCACGACTTCATCTCCGGGCCTTCTACGGCCTGGATTTCGTAGTAGATAATATCACTACTCTGCACAGTCGTGACGCTCTCAATGAGGATCTCCGTGCCCGGTGCTACCCCGTAACGGGGTAAGTCGGTGGTAAGAATCTGGCCTGGGGCAAGCCCTGGGTGCCAGGTGGCCGCGCGTACGTTGCGCCCGATCTGGGTATATTTCTCCAACAGTTGTGCCGCAAGCTGGAACGAACCCTCACGCGTGCGTGAAGCCGGTTCCTGCTTTACGTCCTCCACGATGCCGGTGCCAAACTTCTCCACTCCCTTGCGTTCCGCGATGCCTGAGGGCGAGCGCGTCTTAATCACCATCGGATATTCGCCCCGGTATTCCACGCGGATATAATCGTTAGCGCCTAAAACGGTGCCGCCACTGTCCTGCTGAATCACAAACTCGCTCGATCCCCAATACCAATCCCGGTCTGTTTGCAGTCCCCGGATACCCACGGTCTCTACGGTGATTTCCGGGTGCGCGTCAGGATCATTCCATTCCGCGTCAGAGGGATTCTTGTCGCGGGCAACCTTGATCACCGGCTCACGCGCTACAGCAAACCCCGTAGTGAAGGCGTCTGCTACCCCGTCGCCCTTGCGAACGTCCACCTGTGGATCGGTAATATCCCTAACGCCGGTAATGATCTGCTGGTTGCGATACATCGGGTTGGTATGGTCAACACGGATGCTTCCCTTGCGGCAGATGTTCTCAGTGAGCGTAAACGGTGCAGCATATCTCGACCGTTCCGTAAAGTAGAGCTGGCGGTTCTCATCGATGCGCCACCACAGGCCGGTCCTCTCAGCTAATGCCTCATAACATTGTGAAACAGGAACATAGTTAAACACAGCTTCTTCTAATATAGTGTCGCCCTGGTCAATCGTGAAATCATGCCGGAACGTATGATCTCCCGTGCCGTTATCGGTGAACGCTACCACCGCGCCGCCCACGGTTTCGGATACCTGGAAGTCATCGTCCGTTTTGTTTATGATGTAATACCAGCGGCCTTTGCTTAGCTCTGCCGGTAGCGTGTCCGTCGTGTAGAAACGGATGGGGTCATCGTTAGACAGTGTGTCCATAGCGGAGTATGACATGGGATATGCCGCTTGTAGGAAGCTGTCAAACGCCGTCGGGGTTATAGTGTTTGTGCTGTGATCAAATGTGCAATCCCAAACGGTAGCAGCTTCCACGCCCTCTTCCAAAAGGTAAGATTCCCAGAGGTCCATGACGATCTCACCGGGGTATTCGTCCTCGTAAACTTTTGCTGCCAGCCGCTTGTCTGCTGCGTAGTGGTGCCCCGTGGCCTTGATCATGTGCCACCTGTCACCCTGTGGGGTGGTGTTAGTAATGTTTGCCGAGGTCAAGGTGCCATAAAACTTTACAACGCTGTTGAGCCTAACCACTACGGGTTGCCCTTTGTAGAACTGTTGCGTCCCTCCAACGTCAACCACTTGGAACGAGCAGGTCTCCCGCTGCTCGATGCGGGCCGAAATGTTCAGCGTGTTCTTACCGAGTAAGACTGCCTGGCCGTCTATTTTGATGGCTATACTCATCGGTTCTTCAACCCCGTCGCGTCCTCAAGCCGCTCGACCACGCGATCCATCAAGCGGTCCACGCCGTAATCGTCCATAATGAAAGCGCCCTCAAACGCGCCGCGCTCGAAGTTGATCCCACCGCCACCAGCGGGTAACGGCCTGACGCTGGCCCCCGTGGGCAGGTCGATGATCTCCGGTCCGGCCTCCCCAACAAGTGCTGCACCCCTGCGCAAGATGTCGCCGCCTTCGGCTAACCGTGGCAAACTGACGTCGCCCAGTTCGCTGATGGTCGACAGGTTCACACCGGGGACTAAGTTCAGTAATTCAATAGCCTTGTTTATGCCTTTGATGAATGTGTTGATTCCCCCGATGGCAAAGTTGATCCCGCCCTCTAACCCGGCGAGAATCAGATTCCAAACACCGAAGAAAGTATCCTTGATTCCATCCCAGATTCGCCCGAAAAAATTAGATATTGTTTGCCATGTGCGCTCCCAGGCCGAAGATAGCTCGCCCAATGACCCAGTGAGCCAGTCTGTAATTCCTGTCCATAACCCCTTAAACCAGTCGCGCAAACCTTCCCACGCGCCGGTCCAGAAATCCCAGTAGGCATCCCACCAGCCCTGCAAGAACGCATAGATACCGTCCCACAGGTTGGTAAACCACGCCGCGAATGTGCCCCATATTTCCGTAACAAACTCCGTAACCTCTTCCCAGTTGTTGTATAGATACCAACCGATGGCCACAAGCCCTACGATTGCCGCCACAACTAACGCGATAGGAAGCAGTAGGGCCATCTTCGCCGCCACTAACGCCCAAACTCCGGCGGCAGACTTGAGCGAAACTACGCCCAGTGCCCCCTTTGCTACCGATACACCTTTTATGGCCGGGCCTATACCCATCATTAAGGGGCCTAAGTCTTTCACCGGCTCCATGAATGTCCCCACGCTCCACATGGCGTCGTCAAGCCTGGCCTTGAGGTCATCCCAGATCCCCAGGCTGGCGTTGTTAATCTCGGCAAGGTCATCCGTTAGTCCCGCCGCCCCGTCGATTTCTTTCTGGTAGCGTTCAAACTCTTCAGCGGTCATGCCGGTAATCTCCATGAATGATTCCAGGTCACCCTCGGATTCTTCCACAGCTCGCCTAAATTCTCTTACCGCTTCCTGCCCCGTGTAGCCCTGGTCGCGGAAATACATGATCGCCGCTGAAGATTCGTCCAAGCCAAATCCGAGTTTTTCCAACTCTTCCGGCACACGCCCCAGGTTACGCTCCAGGGTAGATATGGGGATGTCCGTTTGCTTCATAAGGTAGGTCATCGTATCCAGGTGTTCCCCGGCTTCATCTAAGGGGACCCCCAATGCACCAAGCACGTTATCGAACAGCTTAATGCTCTCTACAATGTCCGTCCCGGTAGCATCGGAGAAGTTGTCGAACACCGGCAGCATGGCCTCAAACTGCTCTTGGGTATCATAGCCTGCCTGCACTAGGCTTTCCATGCCGCGCACAACGTCCTCATTGGAGAAGGTCGCATCGCTCATCGCCATCGCCATGTCCCGTAAACCCTCTTCGGATTCGCCGGTCATTGCGGACACGCCCCGCAAACCCTCGTTTAGCTCATGGGAATGACCCGTGATCTTCATTAACCCTGCACCGAGCGCAACCCCGGCAGCGGTAATGGCGATCCAATTATCCTCAAGCGTCTTGAACACGCCGCCGGACTGTTCTGCTTTATCTGTTACTTTGTCGATGCCTTCCGATGCTTCATCGTCCAGCATAACTTTCCCGAACAGCCTAAAAAGTTCGATGGCTTATCACCTACCCTTATTCCCCGCCTTGCGATTCGAGTTCTTAGATACAACGCTCAAGTTTGACTTCTTGTTGCTCCCGCCTTTTGATAGTGGGTTCTTGTGATGTACTTCCCTCGGATCGCCGGGCTTCAGTCCCATCTTGCGCCTTGCCTTGTTGCGGTCAGAACGATTCTTCTTCTGCTTCGGCTTGCCGTGATAGCCCCGGTACTCTTGCTTATAATTCCGCGGTTCCTTCCTCGGCATGTTTGGCTCCGCCCTTCATGCGCTCTTGTATCTGCCGCGCTTCCTCCAGGATTTCTTCTGTTGGCCGCACACTAACCTTGCTGGTAGACTTCCGCAGGAACTCCGAGAACGGCCTAAACGGCACTAACGGTTTATTCTGTTTCGTGTGCGGTGATGGTGCAACCATGAGTGGATACAACGTCAGGTATTGCTCCCAGGCCCGGTCTTCCTGCTCCCGCTCCCAGGCATGGTCCAGCATGGAGGTCAGCGTGGTTGGGCGGCAGCGCAACACATACGGCCACGGGAAACGGCTGTGCAGGAGTGCTATTGATTTTTCTGCTCCTCTTGCACAGCACGCTTGAAAAAACCCATGAGTTCATTGTCCCCTATGACGGCCTTGAGTGCTGCTATTGTTTCCGAAGGGGGCTTCTGTTTGGCTTCCTCTACGCTACATTCACACACCACGGCCAGCAGCCCAAAAAAGGAATCCTTGCACTTGTTGGAGTTTTTGACAACGTGCATTAAAATAGACAGGCCTAATTCCCGCTGCCTGTCCTCGGATTTCTTCGCCTTGCCCTTCATGGCCGCTTCCCTGGCCTTGTCGAACTGGCCTTCCAGCTCCAACTTCTCGAAGATGTCTACCACGTGCGGAAGCGCATCAAACGCTTTTTCTGTCGTTAGCATATTACCCTCCCCCTTCATTTAGGCCGTGGTCAACGTCAGCGTACTCCCGTAACCTGCGGCCCCGTTCCATTCCACAACAGAGCGGAACTGATAAATGGTCGCGGTGGTAAGCCCCGTAATGGCCTGATCGAAAACCCCGGTAGCAGATACATTTTGCCTGGCTGTGGTGTAATACCATACCGGCTCACCAGATACACGGTATTGGAAGTAAACATCAACGTCTGTTTCACCGCCCAGGCTTGTTAGATCACCATTCAAGGTTGCGCCAGTAGCTACTACGTCTGTAGCGGCTGCGGTCACAACTGCAGGATTGACCGTAGTGGGCGCGAATTCCACGTCCCAAGGCTCATCCTTACGGCTGGCCTCATCATACGCCGCGGTGTAGGTAACTTCGGGAACAGCTTCTTCCTTGTCCACCAATGACCAATCGATGTTCTCCAGGTTGATCGCGTTTTGTAGGGTGATAACAACCGGCCTGCCGCCCTTAGTTTTCCCCGTCCATGTTACGTCCTGATAGTCAGCGTCATCAACTTCTTCTTTCGCCTTCCAGGTCTCCGGGTCACCCGGAGAAACAACTTCTGTGGCGGGATACAACTTGGGCAGGTTGGCAGGTAAAAGTTCAAGGACGTTCATGGTTAGCTTTGCAACGCTCTCAACCTTGCGGACCCTACCCTTGACAGGACCATAATCCCCGTCTGCTTCAATTTTCCGATATTCCCTTTCTACTACAAACGAACCGCCACCACGGGTCAACCCAACGGCTGTTGTCCCGATGGCAAACACTCCATCTCCAAGCACAATGTTATTCGGTGATGCTGACATTTTCTTCACTCCTCCTTATAGATACGTGTGAACCTGATACCTCAACTGCCTTCTGCGTATATCCTGATCCGGGTCTGGGATCGCCAGCCGGTTAATACGGTAGGTGCTTGCCTGCACCACCCCCGCCGCGTAATACTGACTGCGGTGTAGTGCGCTGTCGATGCTGTTGACGAGTGTTTCCAGGGGGACCGTGTAGGGTGCTTTCCCCCATACGTCAATCTCTAAGATGAAGTCCTCGCGCTGGTAGTTCTCATTCGAGGTAGGGAAATTGTAGGTGATGTATGGTAGCTCCGCGTCCTGGGGTGCTTCCTCGTGGTAGACGCGCCCGTGCAGTTTGCGGAGTTCTTTGTCGATATGATTGCCCAGGGGTATCACAGTTTCATCAACTCCGATGCCAACCGCCGGATGCGGTCAAAATTGTCCTCTGCTGCGGGGCCGAGGAAAGGCTGCTTGGGATAATTAGGATTGTATGTCCCCTTCTCCACGTAAGGGGCATAATCAACGGGTGTGCCAATGGTCACGCTTTCATCGTCAAGGTCTATAATGTGATTAATGCTCCCGCGCAGGTTGCCGGTATCCACCGGGCAACGGTTGACCGCTTCCCCGTCCACGAACACGCCGACGCCCTCCAGTGTGCGCTCCTTGGCTTGTTTCAGGGCAGCTTTTACTTGTGTTTTGTTCGATTTGAAGTTCATCTCGCACCCCCGCTTATTCCAGATACCTTCTTCATTACTTGATTAAGGCTTCAACCATCTCCGTCAACNTCTCTACCTGCGCTCTTAGTG